TTTCGCAGCTTCCCATCAAAATCATGTGCAAAAGCGATGACGGCACGTTTGTTGACGCGCTGGCGTCCGACAAAGTGGGTGTCCGCGACAACAAGCAAGAGGGCGGCAAGTATTCCAAACTGCTGAACGGGCCATGACCTATGAGGACGGCATCCTGTACGCGGTACAAGTGGCGCGGGGCGAAATATCCGTGTGCCGCAACATCCGGCTTGCCTGTCAGCGGTTCCTGAACCAGCTTGAGGACAGGTCATGGGCGTATGAGTTCCACGTCAAGTATGTTGAGCACTTCCTTGAGTTCGCGTCCACCTTGTGCCACACCAAAGGACCGGAAGCCGGAAAACCCTTGGTGTTGGAGCCGTTTCAAATTTTCCTGATTTGCGCCATCTACGGGTTCCGCAGCAAGAAAGACCCAAAGCGGCGCATGGTGACGGACGTCATCGTGTACATCCCCCGGAAGGCGGGCAAGTCAACCCTAATTGCGGTGTTGGGCCTGTATGAACTCCAGTGGGGCGAATCCGGCGCGGAGGTGTACACGTTGGCGACCAACCGTGACCAAGCCAGCTTGGTTTTCCATGCCGCGCAGGGTTTCGTTGAGGCCATGCCCGGTGACGTCAGCGGCCTGTACGGTGTCAGCCGCTACCAAATCGTCAAGCGCGGGGACAGCCAAAGCGTGTTCAAAGCCCTGAGCCGGGACACCAAAAAGTCCGGTGACGGCTTGAACCCTTCCTGCGTCATCATTGACGAAGCGGCGCAGATTGTTGACCGCAACACGATTGAGGTGATGTTTTCCGGCATGGTGGCGCGGCAGAACCCGCTGAGGGTCTACATCACCACGGCCAGCTTCACCAAAGAAACGAAGTTTTATGAAGACATGCAGTTGCTGGAGGCGATGCTGTCCGGGGAAGCGGAGGACAACCCCCGTTGGTTCGGCCTGTTGTACAGCCTTGACCCCGGGGATGACTGGCGGGAACCCTCAACGTGGGCCAAGGCTAACCCAATGCACGGCATCAGCGTGTTTGAGGAAGCCATTGCGCAGCGGGCTGAGGAAGCCAAGCACAAGCCAGCGGCCCTGAACGAGTTCCTGTGCAAGACCCTCAACATCTACGTCAGCGCAAACAGCGCATGGGTTGACCGGGATTATTGGGACAGCCCAAAATGCAGCAACGTGGCGAACCTTGGCCGGGAACCGGAAGCCGTGTTCATTGGGTTTGACCTTGCGGCCGTCCGCGACCTGAATGCCGTGTGCACCCTCAAGCGTTACGCTGAGGATGACTATGAGGCGCACTGGAAGTTCTTCATGCCGGAAGCCGGTTATGACCTCATCCCGAAGCACTATCTGGACATTTTCCGGGTTGCGCGTCAGGCGGGCATCTTGCACGTGACTGAGGGCAACGTGATGGATGACCGGGAAATCAGCGACTACATCATTGCCGAATGCAACCGCAACGATGTGAAGGAAATTGGGTATGACGCCTACAACGCGGCGTCACTTGTGGCCCGGTTGCACGAAGCCGGATTGCCTGTCAAAAAGGTGGGTCAGGGCATGGCAGTTCTGTCGAATCCGTCCAAGCACACAGAAAAACTCATCATGCAACACGCCATAAAGCATGACGGCAACCCATTCGTTGGCTGGCAGCTTGGAAACTGCGAGGTGTATGAGGATGTGAATGGAAACGTGAAGGTGCGCAAGAACGAAGCTGACAAAAGTGCGAAAGTGGATGGCATAATCGCACTTATCATCGCCATGCACTGTTCATTGGACAATCCCGCCGTGAGTGGTTTTGGCTTCCGAACCTTTTAAGGAATGATATGGAACTGCGCGGCCTTCCTGAGATTTTCAAACGGAAATCAACCAAAGCCAACGAAGCCAACACGCTGTTCGGGCAAACTGCGCTTGGCAACAATGTCGTCTATCAAGGCGACAACAGACGCCCAACCGTCAACACGCAAATCCTGTACGTCACCACGGCCAGTGCCACAGACGCAGGACGCCCGGTTGACACTTCACTGCTTTCCCGCAACAGCACCGTCATGTCGTGTATTGCCGTGAAAGCACGTGCAATTTCGCAGCTTCCCATCAAAATCATGTGCAAAAGCGATGACGGCACGTTTGTTGACGCGCTGGCGTCCGACAAAGTGGGTGTCCGCGACAAACAGCGGGCCAAAGCCGCGTTGAAATTGCTTGAGATGCCAAACAATTTCCAAAGCCAATATGAGTTTTGGTATCAGTGGATGATGTGGCACGAAATGCTTGGCGAAGCATTCACCCTCTGGTGGAGAGCAGACCAAAAGAAGATGACGCAGATGCCGCTGGAAATGTACGTGCTGGATTCCACGCTGATTGCCGTGACCATCACAGAAACCCGCTACCCGTCATACAGACTTTCCACACCTTCCTACGGTTTCAGCAAGGATGAGCCGCTCCAGTACTACCAAGTCATGCACTGCAAAGACCAAGCGTGGCAGGGTTCCGCTGGTTTCAACAAAGGTATGTTGGCCGCCGAACTGGTGGGCCTTGACCAAGACATTGACATTTATGCCAACTACGTGATGTTGAACGGCGCCAAGCCGTCCGGCATTTTTGTGACCGAGCAAGTCATCCCGGACAGCAAGTTCAAGGAAATTTCCGCACGCCTCAAAGAAGCGTGGAGCAGCATGATTGGAAGCCAGAAAACGGACCTGAGCAAGCCCGGTCAATCCATGTTGCTTGACCAAGGTATGCGCTATGAGGCGGTCAAGCCTTTGACGTTGCAGGACACTGACCTTGCCAACCTCAAGACCCAAACCATGAAGCGGATTTGCGCTGTGTACGGTGTGCCACCCGCTATGGTGGGCGTGGGCGAATCCAAGTACAACAACACGCAGACCATGCTGGATGAGTTCTACAAATCCACCATGTACCCGGTTTTGGTCAACGCCCAACAGAAGCTGAAGCAAGCGTTGTTTACCGATTACCCCAACCTGTACGTTGAGTTTGACACCAAGAACTTCCTGAAGGGCGCACCGCTTGACCAGATGAATTTCGTCAATTCTGGCGTCAAGGCTGGCGTGATGACCCCCAATGAGGGGCGCGAATACCTTGGAATGCCCAAGATGGAAGGCGCGGATGAGCTTGTTGGGGACTCTGCAAGCGTTGAGCCAATTCCCGGCTCAAGCCCGCAAGACACGGGTGGTGGCGGTGGCAACCAAACCCGCACGATGAACATCGGCAAATAAATGTCGCTGATTTTTCGTTTGATGGTAGCATCCTTGGCAACTATCAAGCCAAGTCCTGCACCCAAAAAACGGGGACGGCCACCAAAAACAATACACGACATTGACACAACCAAAGTCGATGAGGTTATCTATGACAAAGAACGTGATGTTGGTGTGCGAGGCCAAATTGGCGGTGGAAGCCGCAAAAGGCAGCGCACCTACCGGCAGAATTGAAGCCCGTGTAACAACTTGGGGACCACGCGAAGGCGCGGATGGTCGCAAGTTTTTCTATCAGCCAGAAGGCTTCATGGATTGGGCGCAAGAATTCACCGAGTCAGGCAGACCCCTGCCAATGTTCGTGAATCATGCGGCTGATGCTATTCCCGTGGGCGAATGGACAGAGTTTGCGTTTGACGATGAAGGAATGACCGCCAGCGGGCGTTTGTACCTCAACACCACTCAAGGCGCAGACCTGTACAACGTGATGACAGAATCGGCCGCAATGTTTGGCGGCGTGTCTGTTGGCGCTTACGCAGAGGAATTCCAGTGGGTCAAGGAAGATGGCAGCGTGTTTCCTGCCGGTTCTGGCGAATACTGGGATGAAGGCTACTTTCAAATCACCAAAGGCGGATTGCGCGAAGTGTCCGTGGTGATGTACCCCAACAACCCACAGGCAGAAGTGCAGAAGCTGGAATTTTTCCGGGAAGACGGCACTGCTGACCTCAAGATTTTGGAAAAGGCTTTGCGTGAAGCTGGCTTGTCCAAAAAGGATGCGGTCACTTCCGCGTCCGTTTTCAGGAAGGTTCTGAGTCAGCGTGAGGCTGTCCAATTCCAAACTGATAACACGCCCGCACAGAGCGATTCTGACGCGGAAGTGACCGAAGCACAGGAGATTCTTGCCGCACTTGAGCGGCGCGAACTGCTGAAACAACTTGACCAACGACTGAAAGGTTGAACCATGTCCAAAGAAATCATCGAAAAACTGGATGCCATCGAAGCCAAGCAAGCTGAGAGCATCACCGCTGTTGAAGCAAAAATCCCTGCCGCTGTTGAAGCCATCAAGGCTGAGTTCAGCGAAATGGTCCACGCGCTGGAAGCAAAAGTTGCCGCTGTTGGCACACCCGCCATCCACCGTGAGCAAACCAAGTCTGTCCGCGTTGACGTTAACCGTCACGTGCGCGAACAACTGAAGGAAATGGCCGCTGGCAAGTCCACCTTTGAGAAGCAACTGCAAATTTTTGCTGATGAGTCTCAGATGGAAGCCTACTTGAAAGAAGCCTCTGCGCTGACTGCTGGCGGTGATGGCAAAGGTGGTCGCACAGGTTATGACCCCGTGTTTGCTGCACTGCGTCTGGCTAACCCCCTGCGCGGCGTGTCTCGCACTGTTGCAACTGACGGTTCCAGCTATCAGTTCCGCGTCAAGACCGGCAACGCTGGTGCTCAGTGGGGCTATGGCATCCAAAACAACGGTGCGCCCACAACTGAAAACACCAACATCTGGCAAATCGTCCTCAAGGACATCAACGTCCAGTTCCCAATCCGTACTGCGGCCTTGGATGACATTGACGGCTTGGAAGCCAACGTGGTTGACGACATGCTGGCCGAATTCGCACAGGCTGAAGCCCTGTCGATGATTCAAAACAATGACCAGACCGGTGACGGCACAACCGTTGCAACAGGCGGAACTGACGGTGTGCGCGGCCTTGACCAGTACCCCGGCGCAAACGCCAGCTACGCAGGTGGCACAACCAGCACCGCAGCGTTTGGTTCCAGCGGCACAGGTTCGTCCAGCGGCTTGCACAGCTTGGCTACCTATGACCAGTTGACTACCAACGGCAACACCGTGGGCGCGAACAACATCACCTACAACGATGTGATCAACCTCATCTACGCACTGCCACAACAGTACTGGACAACTGATGCCAAGTTCGTCATCAGCCCAATCCTGTTGAACGCAATTCGCGGCCTGAAGGACGACAACGGCGCACCGATTTACAACCGTACTGAAGGTTTGTCTGTTGAAGGTATCGTGGGCCAACTGTTGGGCTTTGATGTGGTGGTCAACAAGTACGTTGACACCCCATCGCAGACCACCACTGGTTCCGCTGGCACCAACAGCTTGTACCCAATGTACTTTGCGAACTGGAGCCGCTTCCACACAATCCTTGACCGCCTCAACATGGTCATGCGCAGATACGACCAGACGCTCCCCGGATTTATCACGTTTTTTGGTGAAAAACGCCTTGCCACGAGCGTGCGTGATCCCTTTGCAGGTGTGCGTTATCGCTCCACCGGCACTGCGACCTGATTGCAGTGAGCCATTGGCAGGGGCTACGGCCCTTGCCTTTTTTCACTTTTCACAAACGGACACACGCCATGAATATCACCGAAAAAGTCCTGAGCGGCATCAAGCAAGCCCTGATGGAGCAATCTGCCGTCAACATCGACCTGCGCGAAGCATCCGCCTTGACCGGTTCCGGTTCCAATGTCGGTGGCCGCGTTGTTTTTGACGATGCGTTTGCAGCCTTGCGCCTTGCCAACCCTTTGCGAATGGCATCACGCGAAGTGCCTGTGAATGGTTCTGACATGCAGTTTGTCGCCAAGACGGGTAACGCAACCAACCAATCGAACCCTTGGGGCTACACCTTCACGCCCAACAGCGGCACACCCAACACCAACACCACGATTTGGCAGTTGCCTGTCCGTGTCATCACGGCTCAACTTCCAATCCGCACTGCCGTCCTGTCGGACGTCAATGCCCTTGACCCAACCATTGCTGATGACCTTGCCCTTGAGTTTTCTCAACAAGAAGCGTTGTCTATGATTCGTAACAACGATCAAAGCGGCACCACCACCACCACCACAGGCGGCGAATCCGGTTTGCGCGGTTTGGACAGCTACCTGAGCGGCGCGGCAAGCGCGTATGGCACAAGCGGCGTCAACATGACAAACGGCATTCACACGATTGCCACCGTCAGCTTGGGCGGCGTCACTGCGACCTACAACAAGATTGTGGACGCGGTAGATGCACTGCCCGCCCAATACTGGTCTATGCCCGGCACCATGTGGCAGATGACGCCAACCCTCATCAAGACCCTGCGTCAGTTGAAGGATTCGCAAGGTATGCCCTTGTTCCTTGAGATTGGCGAAAAGGACGGTTCAGCCGTGGGCAACGTGTTTGGCTTCCCTGTGATTGCCAACCCGTACATGAGCGACACCTTCCCTGCCTACCTTGGCAACTGGCCGCGTTTCTTGACTATTGGCGACACTGAGCAAATCAGCATCCAAGGCTTTGAGCAGACCGCACCCGGCTTTGTGACCATGTTTGCTGAGAAGCGCGTTGTGTCTAGCGTCCGCAACCCGTTTGCTGGCGTTCGCTTGTCCGCAGCCTGATGAGGTGAACAATGAGCGTTGAGCAAATCGGGTATCTCAACTACGGTGCGCCAACGCGCAACCCGTTCAACTATGCCAAATTTGAGCAGATTGAGCGGGACATTTCCACCGCTTGGCTCACCACTCAAGAACTTGCGAACCAACTCAACTTGTTTGAGGATGAGTCGCAAGACGGGTTTCTTGAAGCGTTGGAGTTGGCAGTGCGTCAGGCCATTGAGGACTTCATTGGCCTGTCCATCTTCCCAACCGGTTACCGGGTTTGGTACAACGCGGCAAGTCTGTACGGCACACCCTTGACTCTGGATTTGCCTGAAGTCAGTCAGAACCAGTACCCAAGTCAACCCGGCGTCAGCATTACCGCAGTTAAATACTGGACAGGTGATGCGATTCCGGTGCTGAACACAGTACCCCCCAATCAATACTATTACGACCCTTCCGGCAACAAAATTGTGCTGCGCTCACTTCCGTCCGACTTGAACGGCGAAATGACCAGCCCGGTTTTCTGCGAGTACATGACCGCGGCCAACCCCATTGCGCAGTATCCGGTCATCAAGCAAGCTGGACTGTTGTTGTTCACTCATCTGTACAACAACCGAAGCAACACCACGGAAATCCAACTGAAGGAAATTCCGTTTGGCGTTGCGACCCTGTTGCGCCCATACAAGCCGCTGGTGATGTGAATGACCATCCGCAGATTTGAAAACATTTCCGTCAACAACCTGACCTTTGGCAAAAACGGGTTCGGGGAGCAGACCACTACGCAAGCGGAGTGGTTCAAGACGCGGGCGGAAGTTCATGACGTTGCCAACAACGTCAAAATCAGCGAAAAATACAGGCTGTATCAGGATTTGGTCAACTTCACCATCAGGTACACGCCCAACGCCAAACAGATTGTTGACAGTCAAAACCTGTACTCAATCACTTGGCGTGGCAACTATTACCGCATCACGGACGTGCGCGAATCCAACGACCGAATGAGCGTGAAAATGATGTGCTACCGCACAGACCCAGTAACGGCGGTGTAAATGGCACAACTCAATCCTGTACTCACCGGCCAAGCAATCCAGTACCAACTGGCAAACATCGTGGCGCCTGTGCCCGTGTATGCCGCGTTCAACCGGAACTTTGCGACAGAACCGAAGTTCATCACGTGGCTTGTGCGCGACATTCACCAGCCTGTTTACACCGGTTCAAATCAGGGAATCAAGGGCATTGACACCCCTGTTTTCCAAGTGTCCGTGTTCACGCAGAAGGTTGAAGATGGTTTCACCATTTCCAATCAAATACTACAATCCCTGCATGGCTACAGTGGGATGTTTGGCAACCCGGCAAACGGGGGCTTCAACATTTCCAAAGCGGACGTGATGTGGTTGTACAACAGCTATGACAACGAAGAAAACATGGCGCAGGTCTTTCTGGATTGCACCTTGTACATCCCGACCTGACAAGACAAGAGTGTTCAACCCAAACTGAGGAATTGAAAAATGGCCCTTCCAAACAAAGTCTTGCCCGGTTTTTCCGCATCGCTGTACGCGCAACCCGGCGCAACCCCAACACCTTTGACAATTTCGCAACTGTCTCTGGTTGCGAGTGTTTCCCCAATCGCGGTTTCCGGCAACTTGCTTCCTGTTGAAGCTGTTCCAGCATTTGGGTCTGATGACGCTGTTGCAAACTTTTCGGTTGCTGGTTCGCGTCAGTCCGACAAAATCCCCGCACAAGCCGCACCCACAAGCATGAGCATCGTGGCCGCTTGGAACCCTGCCGACACCAATCTGTTGCTGATGCGTGCAGATTCGGAAAGCGGCGTCATTGACCGCACTTTTGTGGTTGCCGCAGTCGATGGCACCAACATCGTGTATTACGCCTTCAACGGGCGCGTGAGCAACTTCCAAATTGACGCGCAACCCAATGCTGAGGCCAAGTGCAACTTCACCATCCATCCACGCGGCAACCAGTACGGTTGGAGCAACAACGCATAAGGGGCAATCATGTCTATTCCAGCAAAGGTTTTACCCGGTTTCAGCGCGTCCTTGTGGATGCAGTCCAGCGCAACACCTACACCACTGACCACGGCCAATCTGTCCGTGTGGCTGGCGCAGGTCACCACCATCGTGGGCACGGCCGCAAACGGCACGGGCACGGCTGGCGTTTTGGTCCCGGTTGAGGCGGTCCCGCCTTTTGGCTCAGACGATGCGGTGGCAAACTTTTCCGTGGCCGGTTCGCGTCAGTCTGACAAGATTCCAGCACAGGCCGCACCTACCAGCATGAGCATCACTGCCGCATGGAATCCGTCTGACGCTGCTTTGTTGCAGATTCGCGCTGATGCCGCAAGCGGTATCGTTGACCGCACGTTTGTGGTGACTGCTGTAGACGGCACAAACACCGTGGCATACGCGTTCAACGCACGTGTCAGCAACTTCCAGATTGACGCACAGCCAAACGCGGAAGCCAAGTGCAACTTCACGATTCACCCCCGTGGCAATCAGTACGGCTGGAGCAACAACTGATGACCCCCATCGAACAAGCTACAGAAGCGATTTTGTCAACCTACGGCGACCCCAAGCGGGTTGCCGCTGATTTCAAAATCCCCAACAGCGACATTCAGGAAGCCCTGTTGAAAGCTGAACCCGGAACCGGGCACCACTACGCTTTGTGCTTATTGGCAGAGGCGAATCCACCAAAGCCCGCAAAGGCCAAAAGCTGACCATGCAAGAAAACACAATACAAGACACGAATGACCTGCTGGATTACCTTGTTGAGCAAGCCAAGGAACACAAGCATTGGTTTGGGTTTATGCAGCAAAAGATGACCGGCATCACGCTGGCGCATCAGATTGCGGCGCGTCACGCGGACAAAATGACGCCTGTTGAAATCGTTGAGTACGTCAAGGAACTGAACAACGCGATTTTCAACAGGATGATTAAACCCGGGGGTTGAAATGGGCGTCACCATCAAGCTGGAAGGCATTGGAGCGGTTGACAAAGCCCTTCAACAACTTGAGCAAGAGTTCGGTGACAAGATGGCCCGCAGCAAGGTTCTTGTCCCGGCAGTGCGCGAGGCAATGCGCCCGGTGCTTGAACAGGCCCGGGCCAACGCGCCCAAGGACAGTGGTGACCTGACCAAATCCCTGATTGTTGAAGCCAGACGCCCAACAAGGCGCGACAGGCGCAGCAAGTACATCACACAGACAGACACCGTGATTGCGGCCGTCACAACGGCGTCCGGCAAGAAGCTGGCAAAGATGGGCATCAAAAGCGATGCCCGCGCAATCGCACAAGAGTTTGGGACGGCGCGACACCCGGCGCAACCGTACCTGCGCACCGCACTGGAAGCCAACGCTCAGTCAACCGTGACCCGGCTGTCAGAGATTCTGGCGCGGCGCATTGCAGCATTCCGGGCAAAAAACACGAGAGCATAAAACATGAGCAAGTTATCAGCGACCCTTGGCGAAAAGTATCAGAGCAAGCGGGCAAACATCTTCACCCGCACGTTTGAACTTGGCGGGCACACCTTCAAAGTCCGCATCCCTTCCGTGGCAGAGTCAGACGCAATGTTTGAGCGCGTGATGAGTCCCCCGGAAGAAACAATTGACGCCTTGTACAAAGACATGACGGAAAAACTCATGGCCTTCAAACAAGATGCGACAGAGGGTTCTGGGGTTGAGTTCCTTGAGGACGATGTTGTTGTCCAAGGCAGGTCAATGCGCGAGGCCGCAACGACAAAAGCCATGACAGAAACGAAAATCACCGAGTATGTGAAGTTGTTGTTGCCGGAGAACCCGGCAGACACGATGGACGACATAACCTATGCCGACATTGAGGCTGAATTCCCGCTCACGATTCAACTGGCCCTGATTGAGAAGATTGCTGAAGTCATCAGCCCAACCTACAAGGAAAGCCGGGGAAACTGATTGGCTCATTGAGGGCGCAAGTGCAATGCGCTATGGTCTTCAATGGGCATACACCAGAATCAATTTCACAGATTGACGAGATAACCATGCGGCGCATTCAGACGATGTATGCGGACGGCATGGTTGGCAACTTACAAACCCTTGCAGTGCTTGGGCAACTCACGGCGGGAATTTTCAACTACATGAGGCCCGCCAATACGCCTGATTACAAACTCGCCAGAATTTTGGGTGTTGCGTATGATTACATCGTGCCGCCACTCAGTCCTGAGTCGCAAAAGGAAGCGGCAAACAACGCGCTGAAGCTGTTTATGACGTCTGCGCCCGGGTTCAACGAAAACTTATTCAAGGTAAAAAATGGCTAATTTCATTGGCAGACTTGGCGTGCTGTTGGGCTTGGACAGCGCAGAGTTCCAAAAAGGAATTCAGCAAGCCAGCCGTCAGCTTGATTCGTTCGTTGAGAAGGCCAGAGCAACGTCTGCCATTGGCGCCACAGCCTTTGCCGCCATGACCTATCAGGCCATGAAGTTGGCTGACGAAATCGTTGACACGGCTAAGGCCAATGACATTGCTGTTGATTCGGTCCTCAAACTGCGCAATGCCCTTGCGTTGAGCGGCGGTGAAGCTGAAAGCGCGGGCAAGCTGTTGTCCACCTTTACGGCCAACATAGACAAGGCGGCTGAGGGTTCTTTTGAGGTTCAGAAAACCCTCAAGGGGCTTGGCGTGTCGTTGCAAGACCTGCGCACGATGAGCATTGACCAGTTGCTCACCAAATCGTTGGACGGTTTGGCGAAAATGGAAGACCCGCTCACCCGCAACGCCAAGGCAATGGAACTGTTTGGCAAAGCGGCCAAAGGCGTTGACTTTGCCAGCCTCAATCAAGAGATTGAAAACGGCGCTGGCGTCACTGCCGCTCAAGCAAAAGCCATTGAGGATGCCGCTGCCGCGTATGACGCAATTGCTCAAGCCGGGCGCGATTTCAACGTGATGCTTGTCACGCAGCTTGGCCCATCCATCAAGGCAACGGTTGATTATTTAGGCGGCATGAAGGAAATCATGTCAGGGGCTGGCACAGTCTTCAAGACGGTGTTTGAAACCGTTGTTGTGCTTGGCAACAGGGTGTACCTGACCTTTGAAAGCATTGCGCGGGAAATCGCACACACCTTTGAAAACGCCAAGCTGCTTGCCAAGTTTGATTTCAAAGGCGCAAGGGAAGCCAACGAAGCCTTTGACGCAAAGAACCAAAAGAAGGCGCTTGAACTGGCTGAGTTTGAGCGGCGCGTGTTGGGCGGCGGCGGTGGGCGTGGAGGCGGTGTCAGCGACTTTGATGACCCAAGACGCCTTGACCGACCCAAAGACAAACCTGCTGACACAACAGTTCGGACAGTCAAAAAAGGCATTGACAAAGAGGCCGAAGCCGCAAGGAAAAAAGCTGAGGAAGAAGAAAAGAAGCGACAAGCACTGATTCTGCGCGGGCTTGCCGAGGAAATGCGCCAGCGTGAGGAAAACAACCAACTGTTGGCCGAACAGGAAAGCATGTATCAGAAGGGCAACGCGGCTCAGATGGAGCGCCAAGGCATAGCCGCTATGGAAGCTGACCGCGCCAGAGAGATGCTTGAACTTGTTTTCCAAGGCCGCAATATGCGCGGTGAAGATTTGCAGCTTGCTCAGGAACTCAAAGAAGTTGAGTGGAAACGGCTGGACGCAATTGCCGCCATCAACGCTGACCAAACCCTTGACCGCGAAGCAAGAGCGGCGGCACTGGTGCGCGAGAACGCACTTGCTGAGAAGGCTGTTGAACTCGCAAGGCGGCGCAACGAACTGACCAAGCAAGCGCGTGAAGGAACCATGTCTGAGGGGTTCTTCAAGGCAATGGAAGATTCAGCAAGAAACGCAGCAACAGCGTTTGAGCAGGGTCAACAAATCTTCAATACCGTGTTGGGCAGCATGGATGAAGCAATCAACAATTTCGTCAGGACGGGCAAGTTGTCCTTTAAGGATTTGGCCCGCAGCGTCATTCAGAGCATGATCGCAATCCAAATGAAGGCGGCTGCTTTGCGTCTGATTATGGGAATGTTCGGGGGAAGTGCTGGCTACACCCAAGCAACCAACTATGCTTCAACAGCGCCACAGGGCTGGTTGGGCTTTGCGGAAGGGGGCGACCCACCGGTCAACAGGGCAAGCATTGTTGGTGAGCGCGGCCCTGAGTTGTTTGTTCCTCATACCGCTGGAACCATTGTTCCCAACAATCAGCTTTCATCGGCGCTTGGCGGGCAAACCAACGTCACCAACAACTACATCAACGCAATAGACGTGAAATCATTTGAGCAGCGGCTGTTGGAGAGTTCAAACACGATTTGGGCCGGGTTCCAGTACGCCAACAAATCGCTTGCTTCAAACGGGAGAAGGGCATGAGTTTTCAAACCATCTTTGAGATTCAACAATCCATGACGGTGAACAACCGGCGCATGGTAGGACAGCAAGTTTCACGAGCGGGCTACATGACTGTGGCGCAGTACCTTACCGCTGTGCCTTGGGTGTTTACCGTTGTTCCTCACAACTTTTTGTACTACCCCACTGCGCGGGAAATCATTCAGGCGATTGACAACAAGGACCGGCAGTTGCCGGAGGTCATCACGTTCACAAGCACCAACCTGTCTTGGTTCTTGCAGAACCGTGGCACAGCCACTGCCGCGACACTGAACGGCACACCTGTCGCAAACACTCAGACGCTCAACCTGACGTCCAATGGCACGTTCAAGGCGGGCGATTTCATTATGGTGAGCGGGTACACCTACAAAGTCACGGCTGACTCAGCGGGTTCCGTGGTCAACATTCACAGGCCGCTGATTGGCACACCGTCATCGGGCACAACTGTGTTCATTGGGACGCAATGCACCTTCAACGTGGTGGCTGAACGATGCCCCACATATACACTCATGCCAATGACAAATGGTGCGTTTGTGAATTGGGATGAGCCATTCATTTTTCGGGAATACATTACATGACAACAATCAATGCCGTAACGGGCACAAGCATTCGACACGCTGAGTTTGTAAAGCTGACCGTGGGCAAATTGCAGACCGTGTACACGTTTTGCAATGCTGCTGCCCCTATCACCGTGGGTGGCATCACGTTCACAAACCTTGGCGCCCTTTTGAATGTGGGCGATGTTCAGCGCGATATGCGGTCAACCAGTGACGATATGACAATCATGCTGACCGGGATTGACCCGGCAAACGTGGGCATCATTCTGAGCAACGATGTGAAGGGGTCATTGGTTGAAATCTGGCGCGGGTTCTTTGACGCCAACAACCAGATCATCACCAGCCCAACAACTCAGTTTTTCAAGCGTTACCAAGGCATCATCAGCAACGTGTCGTTGACAGAGGACTTCAACACCGAAGCCCGGATGCGAATTGCCACTTGTTCAATTTCCTGTTCGTCAATGCGCAGAGTGCTTGAGAACCGGCTGTCAGGCGTAAAAACCAACCAAAGCAGTTGGCAGTTTTTTTATCCCGGTGACACGAGCATGAACAGGGTGGCAACCATCGCAAACACATACTTTGACTTTGGCAAGCCACCACAGACAGAAACCCAATCAACAGACACCACAAATTACGATGGCGGCGGCGGCAACGGCGGCGATGCCGGGGGTGAATAAATGATTCGCCTTGCCACAAGATATGACATACCAAGACTGCTTGAGATTGTTGAGGCATACGCTTACGAGAACCCCATTCAGGTTCTTGGCAAACAGCACAATCACTTTCCAAGATACGTGGAAGAACTTTTGTTCAGCATCATTGCTGGGCGCGGGTTCATCTACATCGACAACAACATGCGCGGGGCAATCATTGCCATCAAGCAAGGCAACATTTGGTCCCCAAAGGTCAAAGAACTCAATGAACTGTTGTGGTGGGTTGAGCCTGAGCATCGCAACGGAACTGTTGGCGGACGGCTATGGAAAGCATTTGATGAGCGGGCTGGTGCGATGCTCAAAACTGGCGACATTGATTTTGTTGTCTCAAGCATTTCTGCAAGAGGCCCGTTGATTGATTACAGCAAACGCGGTTACGCACCTTTGGGTGCAAGTTTTGTAAGGGAATAAAAATGGTTGGAACAATGATTGCAACAGCCGCGCTTGGCGCAGCCGCTGCTGGAACATTCGCTTATGCGGCAACTGTTTTTGCCGTCAACTTTGCCGTGTCACTGATTGTGTCCCGCGTGTTTGGTCAAGACCAACAGGGGGCACAGGACAACGGGGTGCGCCAACAGGTTCCACCTTCCAACGTCAACGCAATACCGATTGTTTATGGTGACGCTTTCCTTGGCGGAACATTCGTTGATGCGGCGCTAACCACTGACCAAAAAACGATGTACTACGTTTTGGCGGTGTCTTCAATCAGCCCAAACGGTCAATTCACATTCGATCAGTCTCAGTTCTACTACGGTGACCGGCTGGTGACGTTTGACGCATCGGGCGCTGGCAACCGCGTCATCAAACTTACGGATGAGGCGAACAACCAAGACACCAAGATTGACGGCAACCTCTGGATTTATTTGTTCAAGTCCGACGAAGCCGGGACCATCACGCCCATCAACACATCTGGCACTTTGCCAAGCGGCATCATGAGTGTTGCCAACGGCCTTCCTGCTGGCACGGCGTGGACAGGAACCCGCCAGATGAACGGCTTGGCGTTTGCCATTGTTCAGTTGCGTTACAACCAAGACGCGGGCACAACAAGCCTGTCCCCCGTCACCTTCAAGGTCAGCCAGTATCTGAACGGCACAGGCGCGGCCAAACCCGGCGATGTTTGGTATGACTACATGACCAACACGCGGTACGGCGGCGCAATCAACGCCAACTTTGTTGATGCGGCATCAGCGGCAACTCTGAACACCTACGCAGACCAGACAATCACCTTCCAAACGTACACAGGCAGTCCCTCAACACAGCCGCGTTACCGCATCAATGGCGTCTTGGATGCGGGCCAACAGGTCATCAACAACGTGGACAAGATCATGACTTGTTGCGACAGTTGGATGGCATACAACGCTGACAGCGGCAAGTGGTCTGTCGTTGTCAACAAGGCTGAAGCTGCCGCATATGCTTTTGATGACGAGAACATCATTGGCGAAATCCGCGTCAGCGCAACAGACATTACGCAATCGGTCAATCAGGTTGAGGGCAAATTCCCCAACAAGGAAAACCGTGACCAGCCAGATTTTGTAAACCTCAAGACACCTGATATTTTGTTGTACCCCAATGAGCCGGTCAACAAGTACAGCGTCACGTATGACCTTGTGAACGATTCTGTCAGGGCGCAGTACCTTGCCAACAGGGTTCTTGAGCAAGCGCGTGAAGACCTGATTGTCAGCTTCAGCACGACCTATTACGGCATTCAAGTGGATGCCGGTTCTGTCGTGAGCGTGACCAACTCAGATTACGGCTGGACAAATAAACTGTTCCGCGTGGTGAAGGTGAACGAGGCGTCACTGCCTGATGGTTCGCTTGGCGCAAAGCTGGAACTCAGCGAATACAGTGCGGCCGTCTACGATGACGCCAACATCACCGAATACACGCCAGTACCCAACAGCAACATCCCAAGTCCGGTTTACTTCAGCACTGTTGCGGCCCCAAGCGTTTTGGCAAGCCGTCCAAACGCACAGATTCCATCGTTCGATGTGCGCGTAACAATCCCGGCTGTTGGCCGCGTAACCATCATCAATCTGTACTACACAACATCCGCAACACCATCTACAGCGGATTGGAAAGTGCTTGCTGTTGCTACGCAATCAAACGCTCAACCGTACACCAACAGCGCAACCTTTGATTTCCTGAATCAGGTCTTACCAACAGGCACATATTATTTTGGCGTCATTGTTGCGAACAACCTTGGTCAATCGGTTATCAGCGGACTCAGCACAGCATTTGCTTGGGCACCCATCACAACCGGTTCAAGAAACGTCTACCCGACCTTGTATCAGTGGTCAGCAACGCAACCAGCCAACCCAACTGGCACATCTGTGTTCACTTGGGCAACGGGCACACAGGTTTACGACAACGTGGACGCATGGCGTGTCATTGCGCCAGCCAACCCCGGCACTGGTGGGCTTCAGCTTTGGGAAGCGTTGAAGTGGTTGAACGACACAACCGGCAACGCCACAACAACATTCAGTTGGACCGTGGGCGGCACGAATGTTCAGAGCATTGGTCAGAACGGAACAAGCGGCGCAGCGGGCGCAACAGGCCCAAGGTCTGCAAGCGGGTTCTTGTACTACGCGTATGCCAGCGGGTCCGCACCCTCACAGCCAAGCGCGTCAGGTTTTGACTTCACCAACGGTTCGTTCTCAAGCGTGACCTTTGGATGGTCAACATCATTCTCGATGCCCAGCACGAACGTGACAGACACCAACAACAACAGGTTTTGGGCTGTGCGCTACGCTGTGTCTGAGGCGACCTTTGGCGGCGCTCAGACGGTCACAATTTCATCGGTGTTCAATTGGACCAACTTTGATGGGCTTGTGACGTTCAGCAATATGTCATCGCCATCAGGCACAAACCCGTCCGGTGGCGTGACGTTCATTGACGGCGGTCACATCATTGCCCAGACCTTGACCGTTGACAGGATTGAATCAGGGTCAAGCACAACACAAAGCGGAAACACGTTTGGTTTTGGCCTTGGCACATCTGTGTACGGCATAGCAACCACTGGCTATTTCAAAAGCACCAATTTTGGAACTGCTGGTCTAGCAGGTATCTCAACCAACAGTGTTGGTATTGCTGGCAACACTTCCTCAACAAGCTCATATGGCGGTTTGTTTTCAAACACCTATGGCTATGACAGCATCAGTGCCACTTATGTTGTTACAGGCATGAGTATCGCTGGACCCAACTTTGGAATGTTCACGCAACGCAGAAGCTCACAATCAGGTTCTGCATCTGAAGGCGCTCCCGGTCCAAACACTGCTGCTTATTCATATTTGGCATATCTTTCTGGCACGGAACATTACGGTGGCAGACTGTTTTCAACAAACACCAGTGGCGTTGACCTGCGCGGGATTGTTGCTGGTGGTCCGACCTATGGCCTGACTGTTGTTGGCGGCATTGCTCCGTTTACAGGTTGTCACGATGGCTTGATGCTTAAAGGCACCACTGTTGTTCCCGGCGACATTGTTGTGGACACTGGCGTTATTGTTGCCACATCTGGCGTAACCGACACGATCACGGAAGTCACTCCAAGCACAACGGCCAATCAAAAAGGTGCCATTGGGGTGTTTGCTGCTATCAGTAATCAGACCCCTTACATCCTACAGGTTCCCGTGGTTGTACCTGTTTGGCAAGAGGATGAGTGGGTTGATACCGTTGAATATGAGTTGAACCCAATTTATCAGCCAATCGTTGACACCCACGATTACATTTCCATGAACTCTGTTGGTGAGGGGCAGATAAATGTGTGTGCCGAAAACGGGAATCTTGCAATTGGCGACTTGATTGTCACATCGTCAATTCCCGGCAAAGGCATGAAACAGGCTGATGACATTGTCCGGTCTACCACTGTTGCCAGAAGCAGGGAAAACGTCACCTTTGCTTCCCCAACAGACGTTCAACAAATCGCTTGTATTTATCTTTGCGGCTAAAATTTGCCACACAAAACAAGATTCGGCCCCCGTGAGTGCATGGGGAACGTCACAACCTGAGAACAGGGAACTATCTTGGCTGTATTCAATAAAAACACGCTGACACAGGTCAGTGGATTTGACAATCAAATCATCGCTGGCGAATTGGTTTGGGAACAGAAAACATACTGGAACCTGACATTTGCCGACAACGCAGGGTTGCCTGTGAGCCTTGCTGGCGCAACCATCAGCGCACAAATCATCCGGCGCGTTTTGTCTGATGTGCGAGACACCCGCTATGGACTGACCTTTGACATTGGTGATTACACGCCAACGCCATCCCCAATCAACTTGTCGATTGCAAACCGCGATGACGCCACTGGCACATTCACTTTGCTGATTGATGACAGCGCGTGGGGCTTAATTGCGGGACAGCCTGACCTAGACATTGCCAGCAACAATGGCGCAGGGTTTTCCGGCCGCATCAAAATAAGTTTTCCAGCGAACGGCTCAACACCTGCGAACGACATTGTTGTGTTCTTGTTGTTCCTTGTTCGTTCTGACGCCATCGTTAACGCATAAGGAATCGAATCATGCCATCCATCCAATACGAACAAGGCGCACAAGTCACCATGACGGTGGACCGGGGCTACATCGGCCCAACCGGTCCTATGGGGCCAACCGGAACAGGCCCAACTGGACCGCAAGGAATCACAGGGCCAACTGGCGCCACAGGTCCAAGTGGCACAGGCCCAACCGGTCCTCAAGGTTTGCAAGGTAACATTGGCCCAACCGGTCCTCAAGGCGTCCAAGGCATTCAGGGCGTTCAAGGGGTGGCTGGCCCTACCGGTTCCCAAGGCGAACAAGGGATTCAAGGCGTTGCCGGTCCAACTGGACCCACGGGTTCTCAAGGCATTCAGGGCAATGTTGGTCCAACGGGCGCACAAGGCATCCAAGGCGTTGCGGGCGCAACCGGCCCTACAGGTTCACAAGGCGATGTTGGTCCTACCGGCCCGACAGGTGCTGATTCGACTGTTGCCGGTCCTACTGGTTCCACCGGCCCCACTGGACCGCAAGGCATTCAAGGCAACGCAGGGCCAACAGGCTCACAAGGCATTCAGGGTGTCCAAGGCATTCAGGGTGACGTTGGCCCAACTGGTCCCCAAGGTATCCAAGGCGCAATGGGTCCAACAGGCCCAACGGGTTCTCAGGGTGTACAGGGCGATGCTGGTCCTACCGGCCCGACAGGTGTTCAAGGCGCGGTTGGCCCAACTGGTTCGCAAGGCATTCAGGGCAATACCGGCCCCACGGGTCCAACAGGAACTCAGGGTGATGTTGGTCCTACCGGCCCCACAGGTTCGCAGGGCAATCTTGGTCCTACAGGGCCAACAGGCGCTCAGGGCGCAGATGGGCAATCGTCCAGCTTTTACCAATATCAAGCAGATACAACCCAAACATCTGGCACTCCAACTTCAGGGCATTTGTTTTGGAATAACGCAACACAGATTTCCGCCACCGAAATCACTTTGAGCCACCTTGAGCAAGGCGGGATTGACATTGACATTTTCCTGTCTTTCCTCAAGACGGGCGACACGGTTGTTTTGCAAGACCAAAACGATTCAAGCAACTACCAAAAATGGGAAGTGACAGCAACGCCAACGGTTGTGCCAAACAGCTACGTGCTTTTGCCGGTTACTTTGGTGACGTCTGGCGGCACTGGCACTACAAACTTCAGCAACAACCATGAATTGCTGGTTGTGCTTCAGTCCGTTGGCGTGGTTGGCCCTACTGGTCCTCAAGGCGCAACTGGTCCCACAGGCTCAACCGGTCCTACAGGCCCGGATTCCACAGTGCCCGGACCAACCGGTCCACAAGGCAACGCTGGCCCCACCGGTCCTCAAGGCGAGGTTGGACCTACTGGACCGCAAGGTGTTGCTGGCCCTACGGGTCCACAAGGGATTCAAGGCGATGTTGGACCAACCGGTCCTCAAGGCATTCAGGGCGCTGTCGGACCCACCGGTCCCACAGGCGTACAAGGTGATGTTGGTCCAACTGGCCCGCAGGGTATTCAGGGCGAACAAGGCATCCAAGGTGTAGCCGGTCCTACAGGCCCAACAGGTTCGCAGGGCATTCAAGGTGAAGTTGGACCTACAGGACCGCAAGGCATCCAAGGCGTTGTTGGTTTAACAGGTCCAACTGGCGCTCAAGGCATTCAGGGCGCAACAGGGCCAACCGGTCCACAGGGCGCTCAAGGCGTTACAGGACCAACGGGTCCGCAAGGCATCCAAGGCGTTGTTGGCCCTACAGGGCCACAGGGCATCCAAGGCATTCAAGGTGTCGCTGGTCCTACCGGCCCACAAGGTGTGCAGGGTATCCAAGGCATCCAAGGCGTTACAGGCCCAACAGGTCCAACGGTTTACCCCGGCGCGGGTGTTGCTGTTTCTACGGGCACTGCTTGGGGAACATCACTTGCTTCCGCAAGCGCCAACACCGCAAACGCTCTGGTGCAACGTGATGCGTCTGGCAACTTCAGCGCAGGCACGATCACTGCGACTTTGAGCGGGAATGCCTCAACAGCAACTTCTGCCACGTCCGCCACAAACGCCACAAACGCCAACACAGTAACAGGCGTTCTGACAACCATGGGGACCAGCGGGTCGGGTTTAAACACAAACTCTTCTGGTCAGGCTGGCCCACAGGTACTTGGTAACGGTGGAGGTGGCGCGGTTTGGTCCATGCACAGACCCGGTGCTTACGGCCTCAACATTGGCCTTGATTCGGACAACGTGTACCGTATTGGTGGCTGGTCTGCTTCGACAAACCGACTCCAGATGGATATGTCGGGAAACCTGACAATGGCAGGTAACGTCACCGCCTACTCGGACGAAACGCTGAAGAAGGACTGGGCAGACTTAGCTGCTGACTTCATTGAGCAGTTGGCAAAAGTCAAGCACGGCACGTACACCCGAATTGACTCTGAAGAACGCCAGATGGGTGTTTCAGCACAGGCCATGCAACGGTTTGCCCCAGAGGTGGTCAGCGAAGACAACAATGGAAAACTCTCCCTTGCATACGGTAACGCTGCGCTGGTCGCCGCTGTAAAATTGGCCGAGCGCGTTGTCGCTCTTGAAGCCCGTCTCGCGGCACTGGAGGCTTAAATGACAATGCCAGCAAGCGGCCCCTTGAATATGGGGGGCACATCAAGCCCGGTCAGTGTTGCGCAAGAACTTGGCCTGAGCCTGACCGCGACCATCACGATGAATCAAACCAACGTCCGCACACTTGCAGGCGTGAGCACGACCAGCGGCACAACATGGAGCATGAGTTCTTTGTACGGCAAGTCGAACACTTACACGGTCGAATATTTGGTGGTTGCGGGTGGTGGTGGATCTCCAGAAGCGGTGAGCGCAGGCGGTGGCGGGGGTGGTGGATTCCGAAGCTCCGTGCCCGGTTATCCATCTGGCGGAGGAGCTGGCGCTGAATCCGTTTTGGCGCTCTCACCCGGAACCGCATATTCGGTTTCTGTCGGCGCTGGAGGGGTTAGAGGCGATACGCCAAACCCAGCGACGGATGGCGGGAGCAGCACATTTGCAACTATTACCAGCACTGGTGGCGGTCGAGGCGGCGGCCCCAGCATTACCTATATTGCAGGCGGTGCTGGCGGCTCTGGAGGTGGAGCTAGGGGGGATAACAATCTTTTTTCCTCTGGCGGGGCTGGAACGGCCAATCAAGGATATGCAGGTGGTAGCACCAATGCGAATGACAATGAGGGCGGCGGCGGTGGTGGTGGCGCGGGTGGCGCGGGCGCTCAAGGTGGAAACACTCCCGGCAACGGCGGCGCTGGCGTGGCATCCATCATTACCGGCTCTTCTGTAACTTATGCGGGAGGCGGCGGCGGACGCTCGGCAGCATCCCAATTGGGAACACCATCGGATGCTGGACCCGTTAACTCGGGTCGAGGAGGCGGCTGTCGTAATGCTGGCGGTTCTGGCATTGTGGTGATCCGCTACGCAGGCGCACAGCGCGGAACTGGCGGAACAGTCACTTCATCTGGCGGATACACCATCCACACATTCACCTCATCTGGGACGTACACAGCATGAGCCACTTCGCACAAATTGACGAAAACAATGTTGTCCAGCAGGTTCTGGTCATTGAGCAAGACGAGATCGACTCTTATCGCTGGGGTGACCCGGCTACTTGGATTCAGACCAGCTACAACACTTATGGCGGGGTTTATTACACCCCGGGGACCGACACACCGGACCCAGATCAATCCAAGGCATTCCGCAAGAACTACGCAGGGATTGGTTATGTGTGGGATGGCGTAGGGTTTGCCGCGCCGCAGCCTTACCCATCATGGACACTGAACAGCGACTCATACCGCTGGGAGGCTCCTGTGCCACACCCTGCTGATGGCGAAGTTTATTTTTGGGATGAGCCAACACTTTCTTGGGTTCTCTTAGACCCTCAACCACAGGAGCAACCATGAGACTGATCGCAATCCTACTCTGCGCACTGGCCCTGACCGGCTGTGCCCACGAATACGCAGCCTACGCCGAAGCCCACAAAGCACAAGCGGCGGCTCAGACGGCACGCTATCAGGCGCTGGCAGACATTGCCAAGATGGGCGACACCACGGCCAAGGTTGCTGCTGTCATGTCGTTGCAGATGGGCGGCGGTCAGCAGAGTCAGCAGATTGCAGCACCCAAGACTTGGGCTGATTACGCAATGCAGTGGACCGGCCTGTTGCTGCCTACCGTTGGGCAGGTGTACACCATCAACAAACAAACGTCTTTGGGGATGCGCCAGTCTGACAACGCCACGGCTTTGGGCATCAGCACCAACAACGCTTTTGTCGGCATGGCCGGGAAGATTCAAGCGCCAGCGGCCAACGTGACAACCATCGGCGGCAATGGTGTAATTGGGTCTGGTTCCTACAGCATTGGAGCAAACAGCGGGTCGCAATCCGGCAACACCGGGCGTCTTGCTGGCGGCAGTATCACTGACAACACCGCTGTGCCAACTGTTGTGACCAACACCACGACCACCACCAACACAGTTACACCATAAGACAAGACATGAAAATTGCCGTTTACGCTATCAGCAAGAATGAGGAAAAGTTTGTTCAGAGGTTTTGTGATTCCGCCAAAGACGCTGACCTGATTCTCATTGCCGACACAGGTTCCACTGACAACACAGTTGACCTTGCCATTGAGCAAGGGGCAATTGTTCACGAGATTTTCGTGAGTCCTTGGCGGTTCGACATGGCCCGGGATACTGCGCTTGCGCTGTTGCCATCAGACATTGACGTCTGCATCAGCCTTGACTTGGATGAGGAACTTCAACCGGGATGGCGTGAGGAAATTGAACGCGTGTGGGAGTCAGACACAACCCGACTGCGCTACAAGTTTGATTGGGGTGAAGGAATTGCGTTTTACTACGAAAAAATCCACCACCGCAAAGGCTACCGTTGGCATCACCCCTGCCACGAATACCCGGTGCCAGATGTTCGCCTTGTTGAGAAGTGGGCGACCACGGACATGCTTTTGGTTGTACACAAGCCAGACCCAACAAAAAGCCGGGGACAGTACCTTGACCTGCTGAAAGTGGCCGTGACTGAAGACCCGCGTTGCCCGCGCAATGCGTTTTACTATGCCCGGGAATTGACGTTTTACCGTCACTGGCAAGAGGCGATTGAAGCACTGAACAGATACTTGGCTATGCCAGAAGCCACTTGGCCCAATGAACGCGCATATGCAATGCGTCTGTTGTCACAGTGCCATGAGGAACTTGGGATTGATGGCTTGACATGGGCGCGTAAGGCTTGCGCTGAAGCCCCCAACACGCGTGAAGTCTGGTGCGAACTGGCAATGCTGTTGTATCGCCGGAGCGCGTGGGTGGAGTGCTTTGCGGCCGCAATGAATTGCCTTGCCATCACCAACAAGGAACTTGTCTACACGATGGACCCGTCTGTGTGGGGCGACAAGCCGCATGACTTGATGGCAATTTCCGCGCACAAGCTGGGCCTGAAAAGCATTGCTGTTGAACACGGCCAAATCGCTGTGCAAAAAACAGGTGGACAAGATGAGCGCCTGACAAACAACCTGAAAATTTACATGGAGTCATGATGTCAACGATTGACACAACGGATGCCCGCCTGAATTCGCATGAGGCTGTATGCGCAATCAGGTATGAGCAAATCAATGCCCGCCTCAAGCGGCTTGAAGGCATCCTCATCAAAGCCGTTGGCGTGATGCTTGTGGCAATGGCAGGGGTTATTTGGGCCACGATTACGCCACACATTGGGAGGTGACATGAACTGGTCAGACGTTCTCAAGGCAGTCATCCCGGTCATTGTTGCCTCACTGGCTTGGTTGCTTGGGCAGGTGGCGGACTTTTCCACCCGCCTGACCAAGATTGAGGGCGCAATGCCCGCGTTGATTACCAAGGAAGGCGTCCCAACAGACAGCCCAATTTCCGCTGAACGCAGGGCCAGCCAAAAAGAGCAGTTGATGGCGCACATCAACGAACTGCAAGTGAAAGTCCGGTTGCTGGAAGAACGTGAAAGGATGGGGAAAAAACCATGATTCCAATTGTTGGTGCATTGCTTGGAACACTTGCTCAAAACGGCCTTGGCCTGTTGGCAAGCGCGATACAGGCCAAAGGCAAACAGCTTGTTGAGGACAAGTTGGGCGTCAAAATCCCCGACAACCCAACACCGGCTGATGTGGAAAAACTGCGCCAGTTGCAGTATGACCATGAGGAACGGTTGCTGGAATTGGGCATTGAGAAGGCGCGGCTTGAGCAGGAAGAACTCAAGGCGCTGTTGGCCGCTCAAGCCAACCAAGAGAACAACATCAGTGACCGCTGGAAGGCGGACATGGCGTCAGATTCTTGGCTGTCAAAAAATGTACGGCCCGGCACATTGGTCTACATCCTGACTGCGTACCTGTTGTTTGCCCTGCTTGATGGTGCCGGGTACAAGATCAGCGAAACCTACATCACCCTGTTGGGCCAGTGGGGGCTTATCGTGATGACCGCGTACTTTGGCGGGCGTACTGTTGAGAAGATTGTTGAAATGCGCAAAGGGGGCAAAGAATGAGCCTGAGCCAAGAACAAGCCGCGTTCTTGTTGGACGCTTGCAAGCTAATTCAGTTTGCCACTGAGCAGGGCTTTATGGTCACTGGCGGAGAACTGGCCCGGACGCCTGAGCAGCAAGCCATTCACGTGAATGCCGGACGCAGCAAGACGATGAACAGCATTCACCTGAAGCGGTGCGCCATTGACCTGAATTTTTTCAAGGACGGGAAAATCATTTGGGACAAGGTTGCGCTGGCACCTGTAGGCGCGTATTGGGAAAGCCTTCACCCCAAGAACCGGTGGGGCGGCAATTTCAAGTCTCTTGTGGACTGCCCGCACTTTGAACGCAACGTCTGAAACCGGGAAGGGGGCAAGGGCACACCAAATCGTGCGCAGGTGCTGCGATTGCCCCCGGGGTCACAGCAACCCCCACCCCAACCCAAAAGCAAGCCAGTAAACCCGGGCGATGAGGCCCAACAGCGCGACAAACGCCAAAGTCAACATGGTTGAAAAAAAGTATCTGATGGCTTGTTTCATTTGAAAAGGTTCCCGTTGCGCATGTTGATCCAGTTGTCCCGGTCAGCCTTGGGCGTCTGCTTGTACTGAAAGATGTCAGCAAATTGCGGGTACGCCAGTGCAAACAAGCGGGCAAGGTATGGGCTGAAGTTGTTGTTGATTTTCCATCCAGCGCCCTTTTCAGCAATCGCTGAATGATGGCGCAAGACATGGATGATGGTGCGGGCTGAATAGTGCTTGAAGCCAACGGCAATCACCTTGTTGGTTTCGCGCACAAAGCCCTTCCACACGTGATCGTTTTGCGGGAACCAATCAACAAACTCAGCGGAGAACTGTTCACGGTTTTTGTGAATGAGTTTAATGAGGTCTGTCATATTTTGTCCTTTACTTCATAGTCCTTGAAAACATTGCCTATGCTGGCGTCACCTTTCCAGCATTCTTTCACCCATCCGCGTTTTCCGGATTTGTACGTGCGCCAGTAACCGCGAACCTGATGCCGCCTTGGGCTGGCGTGCGTTCCGCCTTGCGTTTCATTTTTTTGTTTTGGTGGCTCAATCAAAACGGTGTGCCAGTCATACACAGGCTTAAGACCGCGTTTGATTCGGCTTGCATTGCCTTTTCGGGGTACTGGCGAATATGATTCAACCGGCATATCCAATGACGCGTAAAACATGGCAACAATGGACACCATTGAATGCTGATGTTGAGGGTCTATTGGTTCTCCAACAGGGCCAGCTTTTGCTTCACCTTCATGTTCTGAAAACAAAAACGAACCAAGTGCTCTGTAACCGTCAGAGTACATCGCCCATCCAGTGACGATTGTTGCGCGAGTTTCAGAAAGCACGGACAGCATAAAGTCAGCTTGGTTAGTTCTGACACAAAGCATCATGTTTTTGTATGGGGCCGGATGCAATAAATAATGTTTCGCATTAATGCCCGTGTGTTTTTTGACTGCGCCCGTCACGTCAAACCATTGCATCTGTGTTGGGTCAAGCCCGGAAACAGACGTCAGCTTAATCATATCTTTGATAAGTGGTGTCATGTCTTGTCCTTGATGTGGGGGCCGAAGCCCCCGGGTTGTCAGAAGCAGTTGGTGGTGCAGTTGCCGCCATAACAGCAGGTTGTGCATGTCACCATGCGACCACCAGACATGATGGTGTGCGTGTTGCAGCTTGCCCAAGTCATAGTTGCGAGTGTGGCGAGGTAGACGCCAATCAGTGCTTTTTTCATCTCAGTTCCTTTCAGTATGGAATGTCATCATCCATGTCGTTAAACCCGTTGCCGGGGGCTTGTGGGCGGTTGCCGCCTTCCTGTTCGGGTTCGTTCAGGAATGCTTTGCCGTCCCAATTCAACGGCATCAGGTCAATGACAAGCATTTCCCCGCTACGCGTTTGAATGACGCTACCAATGGTGCGGTATCGGTGTTTGGTCTTGCCGTCCTTGTCCGTGTAGGAACCAGTGGACGCTTTGACGATTCTCAGGGTTTTACTCATTGTTGCCTTTCAGGTTGTTGAGTTTTTCAATGGTGGAGTCCACTTCCTCAAGGAACTTGGACACTTCCGTGTTGAGCGTGTTGGCGTATTCCGGGTCAAACGGGATGCGCTTGATGAACAGTTGCAGATGGTCAGGCATTCGGGGGTCATAGCTGGCGAAATCGCACCACTGACGGCCTGTGCAAATCATCTGCCACATCATCTGGTCAAGGTACTTTTTGGGCACAGCCCGGGTCAGCAGCGTTTCGATGTGCGTTGATGTGTTCGGGCACTTGATTTCGACAAGCCCATCCGACCCTACAAGGCCATCAGGCGATGCGCCAGCGTTGGCGATTTCGGGATGGTCAACAAACCCTTCCTCATCAACCATCACCTGACGTTCGGCCTCATACGCGGCGCGGGCCAAAGGCTCAGTGTCTGTGCCCCACTGCATTGCGCTGTTGCTGAATGTCTTTTCGGCCTGTTGCGTCATGCGCTCAACAATCAGTTGGGCCATGTAGTTGTCCCGGCTGGCGGCATACCCGGTCTTGGTGCGGGCCACAACGTCCGTGACGCGGGACGCAGTGACCTTGCCCAAGCGGGCGTTGAACCATTCGTCAGTTCGCTGTTCCATCGTCCACCACCTTTGCTGTTCCGATAGCCAACAGGCTGTTGATTTGATCGTCAATTTCCTTGACCTTGGCGGCAAACTGAGCGTTCACCTCACGTTTTTTCTTTTCCAGAGCGGCCACTTGATGCGGGCGAATGTCAAAGTCATCCGCAATGTGAACCTCAAATGACGTTTGAGCCACAACAACATATTGGTCCATTCCCATTTCCCGGGGGTCAAACCCAAAAGGGCTGAACCGAGGTTTTTCATCCCAAGGGTCTTGGGTGGCAACAACAAAGGCTTTGATGGTCTCAATCATTTGGACACCCCCAACTCAGTTTTCTTGGCGTCCTTGGCGGCAATGATGCGTTTCTGCGCGTTGGCATCACCCTTGGTTGCTTTGAAGGCGTCCGTGTAAGCCTTGAGCAGACTTTTCTCATCACTGGAAGCGCCAATGCTGGAAAGCAAGTCAGCCATCACGGTTTCGTCCACTGCGTAAGCCTTGGGCTTGCTACTGACGTTGCCGTCATCGTCCTGTGGCGCCATGCCCATTGCGCTCATCAGGCTGTAGCGGCGGGCATACGTCAGCGCACTGCCAAAGCCTTGCGGGTCCATTTTGGGCGATGGAACCCAAAACTCACCAAGGGTCAACAAGTCACCGGATTCGTGCAGCAACACGGTGCGGACAAATGCACCCTTGTCATCGCGTTCAGTGAACTGCGTGAAGGCGAAACCCTCACTGTGCAGGGCGTCAATCACGGCCTCAACGCACTCAGCAAGGTCAGCGTAACGGCTTTTGAAGTGCGGGTTGTCGCTGGTCTTGAGAGCCTTGCCAAACTTGCGTTGGGCGCGGAGGAATGCGGCAAACAGCATAGGGTCCGCTGATTGTTCGTCACGGGTGTTTTCAGTCATGGTTTTTCCTTCAGGGTTAAAAATCGTCACGGTTGTTTTCCATCTGTTCATAGACCTCAGATGACAAGGCGTCTATGTCAGATTGCTTCATCTTGCGTTCAAGCCAAGGGGCGGGGCGTCCACGGGTGTCGAGGATTTCCCAAGACCCAAAGCCACCTTCCTCTGGCATCCAGTTGTCGGGATGACCGCCTGTGTACATGGGCACAAAGGCTTCCCACTCCAGCACCCGGACGATGCAAGGAATGCCGCAGACGCGGGTGTTGAACTCAGTCATGCGGGTTCCTTTTTGGCGGCAAGAATGATGCGTTTCCTTGTGCGCGGGCAATCAACGCAAGAGCGTTGCGGCCCCAAGTTGACGTCCCGGGTTGCGGCCCTTCCATGTCAGTCAGTTCAATCAGCATTGCAAGCAATTCGGGAGCGTGAGCCATCAAAATTGCGTTGGCGCGTTTTTCCTCATCTGGCACAGTTGCCCGGTTTGGAATGTTGGCCAGTGTTGTGCCGTGAACACCGGGTTTCCGGGCAGTGATGCTGTACTGGTTTGTTTTCCAGCCCCCGGATTTGTACCGGGTGTTGTCTTGAAAATTCCAGCGTTCCATTGTGTGTTTGCTGGTCATTTGTTGCCCCTGTCAAGGAAGATGCACTGGCCCACGTGGGTTTTGCCTTTGGCGTCCACATAGGATTCGCCACAGCCAGCGGCCCACTCAGCGACCATCAGCACCACAAAGGCGATGAAGGCCAAGCCAATGGCGGCTTGCGCCAGCCAAACAAAAATTGCTTTGATGATGTTCATGATGTTCCTTAGAATGGTGCGGGCGGCAGGTTGTCGCGTTGCTGTTTGTTGTACTCACGGATTTGTTTGGGAGACCAAGGGATTGGCCCCCCGGGAGGGGGGAAGGGCCACATGGTCAAGCCGTCAACAAGAGTGCTTCAGCTTGTGACTTGAGGCGGTTGCCGTCACCAAACCACGCGTTGGTCATGCGGGTGTCGGTGTTGTGGCCGCGTTCGTGGTCAACAAACTGCGTGATGGCGTTGAGCAAGCCCCAACGGGTTCCGTGAGTGCCCGGCAGGTCTGCGCCCATGCCCTTGCCGTCAAACAGGGCCAGCACTTGTTTGTATGCGCGGGAATCTGCCCAAACTTCCTGCTTGACCTCAACACCGGGAATCCTGACCAATTGCTTGGTCTGAGGGAACAGGGTTGTCAGGTACTCTTTGACAAACGCGGTGCTGACGCCTTGGCGGGCCAGCTTGCGGTAGTTGTCCATCATCCCGTCAAAGCCGCCGACAACCAGACCCAACTTGTCACGCATCAGGCTTGCGTCAAAACGCGCACCGTGAGTGATAGACACGCGGGACGGGGCTGTCTCACGGTCAGCCATTGACAGGGTGTTGTTGCACACAACGCGCACACTGGTGAACTGGCCCACGGTAGCGGTGGAGCCGTCAAAGCTGGTGGACAGCAGCAGATAGCCACGCACTGCGTCATCGCCCAAAACGCAAGCCTCACGGTTGACGTTTGCCAGTGCCCAGATGCGCTTGCCACCGCTGATTGCGCCAGCAACCTCAAGGCTGAACCCGGCAGACTGCACCAAGGTGTTGAAGAAGTCCAAGATTTCACCGGGCTGGTGGATGCGATAGCGGTCAGTCACCACGCCCAAGGGGGCTTGCGTGTCACTGCGGTACACCACGTTGCGGCCGGGAACGGGGTGAGCAATGCCACCGAGTTCCGGGATGAACATGGCCCGGGCCACTTCAGCTTGCCAGTCCAAACCGGCTTCAGTTTTCCAGACCTCAATGGGAGCGTTGGGGGTCAGGTTTTGACCAAGGCCATGCCAAGGTTTTGTGCCAACAAAAGCAATCTCAGATTTGCCGGTGATTGCGTTGGTTTCGATCAAGTGAGCCATTTGAATTTCCTTTGAAAAGTCCCTTGCGGGCGGGTTATGACGTTCCGGTTGGCGCGTCCCACGGCCCCCATCAGAGGCTGTGAGCCGGGTCATCTCAGTGCCAGTTTGCGTAAGGTTCTCCACCAGACAAGGCAATGTCATAAGGGGAAAAAATCGGCGTGGGCTTGCGGTTGTTGTTCACAAGATTAACTGCGTTGTCATAAAAATCCTCACGCAGTGTGTCGAAGCGTTTGCCACCGACTTCAACAAGTGGCATGTCGAGTTTGACAACCTGAACAATGATGGGTTCGTTGCGGTATTTCATGGTGTACCCCTTATGCCAAGACGTTGAAGTGGAAGTGAACGCCATAGTGGCAAGCGTTGATGCCGATGAACACCGGGAAAAAGCGGCCATCAGTGTGTTGCATAACGATGTAGCGCAAGCCAGCAAAGTTAGGGTGGTCAATGTCGGTGGGGAATTTTTTGGACACGGCCTTGTGCGCGTTCTCAGCGGTGGCGTATGTCTTAACAGGGGTGAGTTCAACAAAGTGAGCCATTTCAGTTTCCTTCAAAAGACCCCAAGACGTTCGGGGCATGAAAAGAATTCTGACGGAAATTAAGCGGGCTTAAAAGAATTATTTTTAATCCCAACCAAAACGTAGGGTTATATTTGTCAAGGTCAAAAAGTGCGCACAAATTGGACGCACGCAAGAACACAGCAAATCGCACGCAGGTGCAATTTGAGGGGGTGGCTTGGGCAACCGGGTACGGATAAACGCAATCGCAGCCAGAAAACACCATCCCGCAATTTCGTGTTGGGGCAAATTTGAAGTTTTAAGCCAACTTGCGGCACAATCCGGGTCATGAAAAAACAAGACGCAATCACCAAGGCCGGTTCCGTCAGTGCCCTTGCCGCACTGCTTGGCATCAGTCAAGCCGCAATCAGCATGTGGGGTGAAACCATCCCTCAAGCCCGGGAATGGCAACTCAGGGTCATTCGGCCTGAGTGGTTTACTTGCTGATGTAAGCCAGCTTAAAATATAGGGCCACCGGCTAGGGTAGCCCCCGAAAAGACGCTTCATCACCGTCCTGCCGTGTTGGTCCTTTGTGATGCTGCACACCATGATGAGGTGAAATTTGTTCCACTACCCTTTCCATGTCAGTGACTACGTTGCTGACACGGCCCACTTGACCATTGAGGAAGACATTGCGTACAGGCGACTGCTTGACCTGTACTACACCAATGAATGCCCCATTCCTAACGACCCTACCGGGGTTGCCCGGCGCGTCAGGATGCCAATGCACATTGAGGTTGTCGCTTCAGTCTTGCAAGAGTTCTTCACGCTGGCAGACGATGATTGTTGGCACAAAACCCGGTGCGATGCTGAGATTGAAAAATTCCGGTGGTTTGCCGAAGCCGGGAAAAGGGGAGCCGAAAAACGGTGGGGAAAGTCCACTGAAGATAGCCCCCCTAATAGCCCCCCTAATGCCACCCCATATCCCGGGCTAATAGGAACCGAGAACCGAGAACCGAGAACCGAGAACCAAGTTAAAGAGGCTAAAGCCTCTTTGTCAGGAACTGCGTTCCCGCCTTGCCCGTATCAAGAAATTTTGGCTTTGTGGAAAAAACACCTGCCGCACCTCAGTCAGCCAAGGCTGTGGGAAGGTTCCCGCAGAGCAAACATGCGCCAGCGTTGGGCGCAAGCGGCCAAGCCGTCCGCATACAGCCCGAAGGGGTACACAACCGCGCAAGAGGGGCTTGAGTGGTGGGACGGGTTCTTTGGCTACATCGCACAGGACACCAAGCTGTCAGAAGGCTTTGAGACAGGTGGGCGCGTCTGGCGTCCTGACCTTGAGTGGATTGTCAACGCCACCAACTTCCAAAAAATCATTGACGGAAAGTACAACAAATGAGCCGCGAAGCAATGAAGCTGGCGCTGGAGGCGTTGGAAACATCTATGTATCCGCAACAAAAACAATTGCAAGCCATCACCGCCCTGCGAGAAGCACTGGCAGAGCAGCCAGCACAGCAGGAGCCTTTTGGGTATGGGCGTATTTGGTGGGATGCGAAGATGTTCGTGCCGACATTGCCTTCAGTGCGCGACGGCGGTTGGTTGCCCCTCTACACATCCCCACCAGCACAGCGGAAGCCGGTGTGTGCATGGCGGCGCGAAGATGATGACCATATGCCCGACACATGGCGCAGCGAATGCGGAGTGCTTTGGACATTTACAGACGGCGGCCCAACAGACAACGACATGAAGCATTGCTGTGGCTGTGGCGCAAAACTTCAGGAGCAAAACACATGAGCTTTGCCAAACCAATCAAACCTTTTGCTGACCGTGAAAACGATGATGCCCGCCAAGAGCGCATGAGCATGTGCAAGGCGCATGAGTGCCCAAACCGCTGGAGCGTTGCCCCTGACATGCTTTGTTCGGCACACGCTTGGGCGCCAATGCACTTGTGGCCGCAAATCACTGACGAGCAACACCGGCACTTGGCCTCAAAGCCAAACCGGGCGCAAAACACCGAGTCACCCCGCAAGGTCACGCGTGAGGAAGTCAACAAGGCGCGTGACGGCCTCAGAGCCTTTGTGCGCGGCAACCAGCTTGACCCCAAGCAGTGGGCGCGTAACCTTAAGGCCCGGGAACAGGCCGGGGAGCGCCTTAGTGATGTGCAACGCAAGATGTGGAGGGCAGCATTAAATGAACGCAGTTCAAGCCAAGACGATTCTTGACCGGGTGCGTGATGGCTGGGATTATTCCGAGGCCACAATCACAAGGGCACTTTTTATGACAGGGGAAATCAGTGAACACCAGTTCGGAGCAATGGCGGGCGGAGTGCGAAGCCCGGGAATGGGTGGCCCGATACCAGAAGCGGGCGCGGGAGTACGGCTATGGGGAAGCCCGGGGGTGGTGGGATGACGTTTGCCGTGACATTGAAAAAAAACGCGGCAAAGCAGCCGTTGAAGAACTCAAGAGGCTCATGAATGAGACGCGCAGCAAGAACAGACGCGAATCAGCAAGCCGTGATTGATGCGTTGAGGCAAGTGGGCGCAACGGTTCATTCCCTTGCGTCTATGGGCGGGGGTTGCCCGGACCTGCTGGTTGGGTTCCGGGGGCGGACCTGCCTGATGGAAGTCAAAGACGGCAACAAGCCGCCAAGCGAAAGACGCCTGACGCCTGACCAAGTTGTTTGGCACAGGGATTGGACAGGCGGTTCACTTTCCGTGGTCAACAGCCCGGAAGATGCCTTGAAAGTGATTGGAGTGATATGACAGACCTACCAGACAAAGCCGCTGAATTCATCCGGGAAAACGCAGCCGCATATGGCAACGCCAAAGGGCGGCGCGTTCACCTTGAGGAATTTCGCAAGAGCAAAAAAGCCCTGCTGATGAAAGACGCGCTGAAAGCTGGCATTGAAGCGGCCAACGCTCAAGAGCGGGAGGCATACGCTGACAAGGAATACCGCAACCTGTTGCTAGGTTTGGCCGTGGCGATTGAGGATGAGGAAACACTGCGCTGGCAGTTGGAAGCGGCCCGCCTTGAGATTGAAATTTGGCGCACACGGCAAGCCACTGAGCGCATGACAGTAAGTTCACACAGATGAGAAAAAGAACCAGACGCAAAATTTACGCGTGTGAAGACACCAACCCCGTGTTGGTGGCCCTCATGGGCGCGTCAATGGTGGTCAAGGATTCACTGGACAAACTGCGCTTTGGCGAACTGAGCGCCATTGATTCAATCAGCAAAGGGCATGGCACTTTGTGGGAATACCGGCTGTTGGCTGACATGCTAAACCTCTGTGAGCGCATGGCAGAAAACGGCATTGGCCCGGAAGCCCTACCAGCCTGTGAAGCCTTCAATGAAGAACTTGCAAGCATGTCAGAGCGGTACGAAAAGACCAAAAAAATGGGATTCACAGGACAAGGCTTGAGGCTGGCCCGTGAGGTGTACGAATATCACGACATTCAACGCCAAAGCATCACCCGGGCTGAATATGAGCGAATGATTAAAAAAACTCACGATTACATCAGGTCAAACGGACACCGAGTGGTGCACATCACATGAACAATAAAATTTCGGCCATTGAGCGAGTTCATTTGGCCCGCATCAAAGAAATGGATTGCGGCGTGTGCGGCGCGTCAGGGCCATCGGACGCACATCACGTTGAGCAGCATATGCAATTTACCTGCATTCCGCTGTGCAAAGACTGTCACCAAGGAAGTCACAACGGGATTCACGGCCGCAGGTCAATCTGGAACGTGTTGAAAAAAACAGAGATAAGCGTGTTGAACGACACCATAAGACAACTTACAATGCACAAATCCTGAAAGGAACCATGATGGTAAATTTTGTAGCAAAAGTGGCATCGTCCGAAGCGGTTGAAGCAAGCAGCGACCCGCTGATGGAATTTGTTATGTGCTTACTTCACGCCCGCACAACAGCGCATCTGATGCACTGGATGACGAAAAGCCGCAGCGACCATCAAGCATTGCAGTTTTTTTATGACGGCATCATTCCGTTGGTTGACCAGTTTGTTGAGGGCTTCCAAGGCGAGCGTGGCAAACTGCATGACGTGATTGACGGGTACACATTCCCGACTGTCGAGCCTTTGCAGTATTTTGTTGAACTTGCGGCGGAGATTGATGCAAAACGCAACATGACCGGCTTCCCTATTGAATCGTGGATTCAAAATGCGGTTGACGAAATCAGACTGCTCACCAGCCAAACCATTTACCAACTGCGCGAACTTTCCTGAACGGAACCACTATGACAAAACAAGACAGCAAGCTGAAAATCGTCTACCGCAAGGTCAGCACCCTTTTGCCATACGCCCGCAACGCCCGCACTCACAGTGACGCGCAGGTGGCGCAGATTGCATCGTCCATCAGGGAATTTGGCTTCACACAGCCCATCCTGTTGGACGGTGAGAACGGCATCATTGCCGGCCACGGGCGTTGGCAAGCGTCAGTCCTGTTGGGCTTGGCCGAAGTGCCCACGATTGACTTGGGTCACATGACCGACAGCCAGAAAAAGGCGTACATCATTGCCGACAACAAGCTGGCGCTGAACAGCGGATGGGATGAACAGCTTTTGGAACTGGAAATTCAAGACTTGCGTGATGCGGGCTTTGACATTGATCTGCTGGCTTTTGACCCGTCTGAACTGAAGTCCGCTGATGTGGATTATTCGGTGCTGGAAGATGAGGAAATTGACGAGCAGCTTGATGAAATGAGCAAAGGCGTCCGAAAGGCCATCCAGATTGAGTTTGAGCCTGAGCATTATTTGGAAGCCAATGAACTGGTCAAGTGGTGGCGTGAGCAAGGCGGTTATGTAGGGTTGATGCTCATCAATCATTTACGCAGCCAAAAAGAAAAGCTGAGTGCGTGAAATGTTTTTATCTGGTGGGGTATCACGGATGCGGGAAAACCACCCAAGCCAACCTGCTTGAACAGACCTTCCCGCATTACAACTACATCGGCGGCAAGCTGGGCCTTGATGCAATCCGAAGCGTTCAACAGCTTGTGAATGAGGTCAAGGCCAGCAAGACCGACATGGTGATTCACGGGTGCATCTTCCAGACCGAGCCAATGATGGTGCGGCTGACGCGCCTGACAGACCTTCACGTCATCGTGCTTCACTCACTGCCTGACACCGTCAAAGCCCGGACGATTCAGCGCGGTGCGGCCGATTACAACGTCAACAAATTCAAGGCGCATTACAGCTTCATCAAAAAGCTACCGGCCATGAAAAAATACTACCCCTTCAAGCTGCACATCGTTGACAACAACCGCGGCATTGAGGAAGTTCAAGCCGAACTGAGGCAAATATGTGCGCCATCATAGGTTTTGTCTGCCCTGAGCCGTCCAAGGAAGCGATTGACACGCTCAAGCAGCTTTTCATTGAGTCCAAGATTCGCGGGATGCACGCGTATGGCTATGCGGCTATTCAGGACGGCACGGTGATTGAGTACAAGAGCAACACCCTCAAGCCTTTGTTGGATAGCATCAGGACGCCAACAATGCTGATTGGGCACTGCCGTTACAGCACCAGTGGGGATTACCACAACCACCTCAACAACCAGCCCCTGCGCCACGGCGATGAGTGGCTGGTCTTCAACGGGGTGATTGATATGAGAACCAAGGCTGAAATGGAAGCCGCACACCGCATTGAGATGAGTTCCGACAATGACGGCGAAATCATGCTGCAAGCCAAAGACCGCGAAAGATTGCTCAGGTCCAAAATTACTTTCAGTGGCCTGACACTAAATTCGCACCGCCTTGCGTTTTTCCGCAATGAGGGCAGGCCCGGGTACAGGGGTGAGCGTTACGGTGCAACCTTCATCGGTTCTACTGCCGACATTTTGAGGCGTTGCCGGATGGAACCCACGCAGATGAACCCCTATGAGGTGCACGAATGGACAGCGTGACCGAGTTCCTGACGTTTCACCGGGCAAGCAGTCTTGCGGGGGATATTGACCCCCAAAATGACTGCCTCAGCTACATCGCAGACCGCTATGAACTGAACATGGAGCAGCGTTATTGGCTGGCATTCCTGTTTGGCACGTGTTACTGCGCACCCACGGTGTTCTACATCTACAACGAATTTCCTGACTACGAAAACGTGGATGTAAACCGGCTTCAACGCTGGTGGGACGCCAACCGCAACCGCCTTGTGTTCCAAACAGACCGCGCAAGGGTCCGAAGCAACAACGAGTTCGTGAACGCTTTCCGTTCATACCGGGATATTGTCGGAGCAAGTCAGCAAGAGTATTTCGGTGGGTTTCGTGTGGATAACCCTGTGGAAACCTACGTCAAAGCCTATGGGCGCCTCAACAACATCCATTATTTTGGGCGGTTCACCATGTTCATCTACCTTGAACTGGTTTCAGTGCTGACAGATACGCCAATGATTCCCCATACTCTGGCCCTGCGCGAAGCCGAAAGCTGTCGCAACGGGCTGGCTTTGGCCTTGGGACGCAAAGACCTGTTCACGCATTTTGTTGACAAGGAACTGACAGGGCAAGACTATGACGCCTTGGATGAGGGCTTTGGCGACATTCAGCAACGCATCAACGGCATGGCGATTCGCCACAAAAACCTGTTCAACATTGAAACAACCCTTTGCGCCTACAAAAAGGTCAAGCTGGGCAAAAGATACGTGGGCTATTACATTGAGCGCATGAGACAGGAAATTGAGGCAATGAAAAAAAACGTCCCGGTGGGCGTTGATTGGTCTGTCCTGTACGAATTCCGGCGCACCAACTATCAACAGAAATTCCTGAAAGAAGCCAAGTGAAGTCCACTGGAAGAATTGACGCAATCCTCCAAGCCCTCAAGGATTTTGGCCCCATGACGCGGGTTGACCTTGAGATGACGTTGAATTTGAACAAGGCGCAGACTTCCCGCCTGATGGAGTGCATTGTCAACGCGTCCAAGCGTTTGCCGCAAAGAGCGCACATCAAAGGGTACGTGTATGACCAAGAGGGTCAAAAACGATACCCAAGAGCCACCTATGCCTACGGCCCGGGAATCAACGCGCCAAAACCCAAGCCAGACAAGCAAGCAATTCAAAAGCGAAGCCGAAATAAACGCATCAGCCTGTTGTCGAGCAACAGCGTGTTTAATTTGGCGCTTGGAATTCCGTATGCAACGCGTAAGCAACCAGAAAGCAGGAGAGCCGCATGAGACACATTGAGATGTTCCAAGTTCAACACAACGTCAAAGTGGGTGACGTTTGCGGGGACATTCAGCCAAACATCACCGAAAACACGGTGTTTACCGTCAACGGTGAGCCAATCGGGTTTTACTTGAAGGAAATCCCGGAGAAACTGCGCAAGTTGATAGATGTAGCAAACGCAGAACTGCTTTCAAACCGAGTGCCAAAAAGCGTGATGAGGCGTTCAAGCGGTTTGAGAGACGCAGAAAGCGAAGTGGAGCAATACAGCACCATCATCGGGGCTTGCCCCCCGAAGCCGCATATGCGCAGACCATATCCGAGCATCAGCAGCGTTCATCAGGTCAAGTCCGCTCAGACCTTCATCAAAGCAATGCTGCTGGCAGCAGAAGAATCAGAGCAAATCATCAAGGATTTGACACCCAATATTTATGACCGACAGAAAGCCATCATTGCAGAAAAAATCCCGCCTAAATTCCGCTTTGGGGAACTGTTCACAAGCAGCATCAGCAATTTCAACATCAGTGCCCCTTTTCACCGGGATGCGGGCAACCTTGAGGGATGCGTCAACGTCATCATCGCCAAGAAGCACAATGCAAGAGGCGGAAACACGACTGTGCCGGATTACGGGGCCACGATGGACAGCCGCGACAATTCGATGCTTGTTTACCCGGCATGGCGCAACGTCCACGGCGTGACACCAATCGTGCCCACCAAAGAAGGGGGATACAGGAACAGCCTTGTGTTCTACCCCCTCAAAGCCTTTGCCAACCATTGGGATTGACCTATGCCGTCAACACCCGTGTACACCAAGTGCCAACACCTTGGATGCCCCAACCCTAAGACCAAGCTGAACAGCTTCTGCCATGAGCATGGGGGTAAAAACTACGTACCACGGGAGACAGACAGCATCTATCAGACGCCAGCATGGCGAAGCGTAAGACAGAGGCAGTTGAGCATCCAGCCCTTATGCCAAGGATGCCTGAGCAGGGGAAGGGTGGAAGCCGCCAAGCACGTTGACCACGTGTTCCCTTGGCGTCAGGTAGGCAAGCAAGCCTTCCTCAACAACGTCTTCCAAAGCCTTTGCGGGCCTTGCCACTCATACAAGACAGGACAGGAGAAACACGGAATGATCGAACACTACACGCCAACAGGGGTTGAACACCTCACGATTGATGACTATGCCCTGCGAGTGAGGGTAAACCCGTGATTTTTCGTTTGAAACTTAAAAATTTAGCCCCCGTTCAAGAGCAAGCGCGGGGCCAGAGTATGGGGAATCATTGGCGTATCTGTCAGCACTGAAACCAGTTCAAGGTAGATGAACATGGTGAACCGCCCAAAATAATGGATGTTGTTGAGGCGCCCATAGGCTTT